TCTCAATGCAGACTTTGTGACTGTGAAACATGTCGTGAAGGGCTGCAAGGGTGATGACACTGAGAAATTCAAGAGCCTCAATCTTTTCGTTGCACCTGTATCACAGGCTGGCGATGTTAAGATGGATGAAACCTCAAAGGGCGGTGACCTTTTGTTTGTTAAACCAAAGGACCCTACACGGGAAGCTAGTTCTATACAGATACAAGGTTACTACGACATTGAGGGGAATGACCTGGTTGGTCTCACTCTTGACAATAAGGCGCTCGGTCGCGTGTTTGAGGGCAAGAAAGCCCTCAATCGCGTACCGCAATCTACTATCACTGCTGGCACCTATGTCCACGCTTTCCGGCCTCGAAACCTTGTCGATAGTGTGAATGTAAGTTCTGTGGGCAATGTCGTTGTTAACAAGAACAACGATATCACCCACACTGCATCCACTTTGGCTGGCCGAGGCATGTGTGGTACAGTACTCTTCACTCTTGGCGCAAACCAAGCACTCGCGTTACACGCTATACATCGGGCGTCAAAGGCGACCCCTAATGGCGAGAATGTGATGAATATCGCGGCTACTCTTCCTCCCCGTGCTCCTACGGGAAACGGGAAGGCCCCCCGCTCCTAAATCCGGATTTCTACCACACCCCTCTCATATTTGACCCATATGTGAGAGGTAATGGTGTGGAGATAGATGGTAGACATCCCCTACCATCTTACCCCGAACACGGGGTGATCCAGGACGTGGGGGGTTTGAGTACCCCTTATTGCGCTACAAGAAAACCAAATTTCGTTGATAATCCATACTATGAACCTTTGTCTGATCTTGACATCGGTGAGTACGTGATAGCTCGCACCGACAATATGGGTGAGCTTTTGCGTTCATTTCAACGTTATGATAAATCAAAAAATGCACTCCACGAATTTATTCAAGAGAATATTAATGAAGCCGTTGCTATTTCGGCTGAAATCTTTCGTCCTTATGTTAGGACGCGAGTTTATACTCCTGAAGAAACCGTAGCTTTAATTGACCCTGTTAAAGGGGCAGGTTATGGCTGTTGTGGCCTCAAAGGCAAATTTTTGGAGGAGCATGTGTTCGAGCACCTCGGTATGCTCGGCGATAAACATGACTTAATGTCTTATGTGCCCCTTTGGGTTGTGAACCCCAAAGTTGAGGTGCGTTTGGACAGTAAAGACTGTCGGACCACTAAATCTCCCCCAGTGTGGTTCCAGCAGGCCGGACAAATGTTGTTCAAGGAACAGAATCTGTCATTGATGGAGCACCCGCTCGTTGATGGCAATCCTTCTGCTCTCGGGATGAGGCCAGTCGAAGACTGGCCACAACTCGTGGAACGCCTTGATAAACACC